AACAAAAAAGTAAGGTTTAAACTTAATTTTCTTTTCTACTTTATTTCCGTTTTTATAACCTTTAACAAGTATATAATTTTTATGTTGGAATACATTAGTATAAAATTCAGACATTCACTTCCTTTACTTCAGCTTTACTTATATTATAATAAAAAAGACAGTAAATGTCAATGTTAATTAGCTGATTTTACAACAAATCTTTGCTTTGGTCTAACAGAAAGAGTATGGTTTAAAACTACTTTTCCTCTATAAGTAGAAGTAATGGTAATTTTACGAACACCATTAGGAACGGTATAATAAGATTGAGCACATTTCTTTGCTGCTGAAGCTATTTCAGGAACCATCATATATCCAAACATCACAGACACTAATATAAGTAATGTATTTTTCATCTTTGTTGTCCTACTTCTTTTTTCCTATTGTGTATTTTGCTACTAAATTCCAGTTAGTTTTATCACTAAAAGGAATTATTTTTATTTGATTCATAGTCGCTAATGGCTCAGTTATAGACTCTGGATTAACTACATCTAGTAACTTCCATTCTTCAAGAAGCTTAATAATAGTATTTCTTCTTGCTACATCGTTTTCATCAAAGTTAGCTTCATTACCGTCTAAAAGAAATAATTCTTTAAAATGTGTAATAAAGTATTTTTGGCGTTTATGTAAAATATGGCATGATTGATATAAGGTATCTGTTTTTCTAGATGCAATACCAATTCTTGTCAACGTTTCTTTTATCTTCAAGAAGTCTTCGTCATTCTTTAATGTAACTTCTATTAGAGAATCTACTATATTCATTTTGAAACTCCACCTGTTCTTATTGCTTTTTTTATTTGTTTCAAATCATCGTCAGAAAGAAAAGCCATGATTTCTAATGTTTTTTTATGATTAACTTTAAAGAAGTTTTTCACCATATCAATATCATCATCTTTTTGTTTCTTCAACCAAACATGTTTTCTACTCATGCTCCTGATGTTATTTATAAAATACGAATACTGCATATGATGATCTAAATCTCCATGCATATTCATCTCATTAGCATATAGAATACTATCAGCATAAAACGACAAAGCTCTATTTGTCAAAAATGGATTATAGTTTTTTTCAGAAGCTTCTTTGTCATCAGATGTATCAATAAGATGCTTTTTAGTTTTAAGAATACTTGTTACATAATCAAAAGGATTTTCACTCATTATATAATCCTTCTGTTTTTTCTACCATGTATTCCATAAACTTTTCACAATCATCACATACAAATTTGCTAATAGTTATAGACTTATCATTTTCATCTAGAACTTTCATTTCAAGTTTAGCTGGATCAGACGACTGAATTATTTCTTTACATATAAAACACTGTCTAGAAATTATTTCCATTCTAACTCCACCATCATTTGTGTAAGACACGCAGCAAGATTTATTTCTTGATCTGCTACAAAAGCAGCTTTATATTGGTATTCACCAATGATTAAAACGAGTGGAGGGATGCTGGATGGCTTAATATAATCATATGCCATATCATAGAACTTACGAAATATCGAAGTAGTATCTATATCAGAATTATCACTAACCCATTTTCTCATGTTTGTAAAATTTTTAGTTTTCAATGATTCTATAAGAATCTTAAAATTATCTTCAGACACATTAATAAAAATACCTGAATCGATACTACCATTAACAGAATATCTCTGCAACTCGTTAATGACTCTTCTCCAATCTGGAAAATGAACATTAACTAATTCAGCTACTGTAGCTTTATCATATGATATATTTTCACTATCTAAAATTCCACAAGCTTTTTTGAAAAATTGAGATGCTATTTTTGGTTTGTCTGATTTTTCAATTCTAAAAGGTATTACACTGCATCTAGACTGAAGTGGTTTTAAAATTCTATTAATAAAATTGCATGTGAGAATAAATCCACAATTCTTCGAATACTCTTCCATAAAATTACGAAGGGCAGGCTGAAAACTATTGGGATTTAAATAATCTGCCTCATCAAGAATAACATATTTTCGACCACCCTGAAACGAAACAGAAGAAGCAAAATCAGATATCTCATTCCTAAGTGTATCGATATTGCCACTCAATGATCCATTGATAACTATATAGTCACATCCTATTTCTTCTAACATTGCTCTAGCGATTGTAGTTTTACCTACACCAGAACCACCTGCTAAAAGCAAATTTGGAACTTGTTTATCATCAACGAATTTTTGAAAAGTCTTTTTTAAATCTTCAGGAAGTACGGTGTCCTGTACACGATGTGGCCTATATTTTTCGGTCCACACAAGTTCTTTCATAATATTGTTCATCACTTATCCTAATCATTTTATATATTTTTTAATTTCTGCAGAAAGTTCTTCATCAATAATTTTTATTAATTCTTTTTCTGCTCTATCATTTGGATCTATAACCTTACTTAAATTATATTCACATTTAAAAAATCTTTTTCTATTATTTTCAAACATATAAAATCTTACTTTTGGTATAAAACTTTCTTCATCAACACCATGTATTGAATAAATATCTATACCATCTATTTTTTTATATAAAGTATTATTCATTTGTTATCATACAGTTCATCAGTAATAGATTTTCTAATTTCTTCACCAATCTGCTCATTAGAGCAATCTAATAATTCTCTAATTGATATATCAATAGTCAATTCAACATTTGGTTCAAATGTTGTTTCTTTAATGTATTTACTAAAATTTGTAATCTTCATTTTATTCTTCATATTTAGATTGCGCTTCTGTTGCAACCCAATAAACAATAGAATTCGATTTAAACTGCGAAATACCTTTTGATGATAAACTTACTTCATAATCATTATTCATAAGCTTGAGATTTTCTGCTTTAAAAATCATATTAAAAGCTTTTTCTGTTACACCAACAGCAATAGAAAAAGAATCTGAAGAAGAAGACTTATTATTCATGGCTTTAACATAAATTGTACCATCTTCGCCAACAATCGACATCTCAGGAACCTTAAGAACAGATAATGCTCTTTGCACTTTATTTAAATCATCACTTGTAAGATTAAATACAATATCTACTGAAGGAAGACTCACTTCTTTATTAGGAGGAGAAATAACCATCGTTGGGTCTGTGTATACATATCTAATAGCTTTTTTATTTTCACTAATTTTCATATGATCATCAAAAAATTCAATTTCAGGATCACCAAAAAGACTCATTGCCCCAAGAAATTTTGATACTTCATATACAGCAAAATCCTTTGGAAAACTATCATCTATAGTTGCTTTAGCAAATATAGTTTTTTGTGGAGAAATAGTAGAAAGAACATTACCAGCTTTTACTGATAATGATGGATTAATAGTCGCAAAGTTTTTAAGTATACTAAGCGTATTTTCAGAAATTTTCATATTTTATGCACTCCATTTTTTAAAAAAATTCGACCAAATATTAGTTTTTTCATTTTTATATTCTATATCTAATATCAATGGCCAAACTAAACCATTCAAATTATAAATCATTACACCACTGTTTCCCACACCAGCAAAAGCAGCATCATATCCATCAAACCAAGATGTAATAGTATTGCCTATTGCTTCTCTATCACCATCTTTTTCAATAATAAATTTTCTATTCTTAGATTTTATTATATCATGATAAGCTTTATTTGTCAATACTTTAAGCTTTTTCTTTTCTTTTGTCATTATATAAGTATTCCTTTATTCTATTTTAGAACTAGATAAATCTTTTGTAGATCTATTTGTTTTCTTCTTTAACTGACTTGGATCTGCTGTTGCAGAAGCTCCAATAGAAGCTAAATCTTGTAACGACCCTCCAAATATATAAGTGCCAACGTGATTCATCTTCATCCATGGGCAGAACCAGACTTTACCACCTGCTTTTTGCACATCATAACAGAAAAGATAATCCTCAGATAAATATCTTCTAGAATCTGGATCAATTGCAGCCTGGAAGAACATATGAATTTCTCTATCACCACTAAAGTGTTCTGTTCTAACATGATCTGGTTTATAGCTTTTTTCTGGATAAGACTTCATATAATCTTCAAATGTTTTACGTCTGATCATCATGAAACCAGTTCCAATTTCTAAAACTTCTACTGGCTTATGAAGAGAAATCGAACCACTGCCCTGTTTTGGATTAAATACATAATCACCAACATACTTTTCAAGAACATTTGGGTCATCATCAGCAACACCACGATCTACAGCAAGTTTAATTTTTTCCCACGAAATACACTTCTTCGGATATGGCCCACCAATTACATCATATTCTGATTCGTCAGTCTGAAGAGCTAAAAGAGCTAATACATCTTTTGGATCAAATCCAATGTCAGAATCGATAAACATAAGATGAGTCGCGCCAGATCTCATGAATTCATCACAACAATAATTTCTTGCACGAGTGACAAGAGATTCATTAAAAAGAAAATACATCTGTAATGGAATTTGATATTGGGCGCACATAGCAGAAAGATCTGCAATCGATCTAGCAAACATTCCTGCACAATTTCCCATTTATATTCGCATAGATTCGTAATATCTATACCGCTTTCGCTGCTTTATATTGCTATAAAGATTAGACTATATCTTCATCCCAATTTATTGGGAGCTGGGCGCTTCGAAAACCATGTACTTGTTTTCTACTCCTTTCGGATAGTCGTTGAACCTTCCATTTTTCAATGGCTTGGCTGCTGATAATCCACGCGGGACGTCCCAGCAATTCACCCAGTTATCATCTTTAAATTACTTTAAAGTGAGGCAGATTTACCATACATAGGAGTTGCAATGAACAATTTCTTTTTTCTTAATTCTTCAATTGGAACTTTTAATTGAAATCCTTGATTTGGTGCTTGTTCTTCTTTTTGTTCTTCACTCATTCTTTTTTATTCCCTAAGTTATTTACATCATGGTTGTGTAATTGTATCATTGTGTAATGAATAATTTTTAAAAGATCATTACGATTATACCCAGCTTTTCGCCCATATCTTTGAGCATATTTTAAAATATTTCCCATACAAAAACCAGTGCCGTGACCGGAGTCCAAAATGAACTCCGTGGCTTGATACTTGTTTGAAGAATAATGTTCTTGATAAGTTGAGTCAACATATTGTTGCATCTCATCAATATATTTATTCTCATTATATTTGTAATTTGGGGATTCGTCTGGAAATATCGTAAATTTGATTCCAGGTTTTGTTGTTTTATTCATTTCATCATCTTTCATAATAAAGTCCTTACAAATATTTATATAGTTTAGGCTGAAGCTTTAGAAGTACTTGTATTTTTATTTTTCACAAGTTCTTTTCTATCAGAATCGCTATATATTGCGTCCATCTTTGCTGCGGCAGATCCTACTGAAGCAGAAGAAGCAGCAAAAGCCGAATTTCTAGAAGCAAGATCACTAAATGTACCTCTCAAATTAGACTTATTAAATGTAGCAGAATAATCGCCTTTAAAACCATAATTCATACCAGCAGCAAAGCCATCTTGATCAGCACCAAGATAAATCATAAGCCAATCATCATTTTCTTTCTGAGAAATAAGCTTCTTAATATCATCAGCCTTAAATTCCTTAGAATGATTTTCATGGCCATCTGTTATTACGACAAAAGCTACAGCTTCATTCTTTTCAAGCTTTACTTTCTTATCAATAAACTTAATTGATTCGCCAATAGCATCAAACAAGTTTGTCATACCATTTGGTTGATATTCATCAACATGTCTCTTAGCTTCTGTTGGTGAAACACATTCACAGACATTTTTGATCTTATCACCTTCAAAGAATGTAATAGATACTGATGTGCTTTCTTGGTCAACCGATGTCAAATACTCATTAAGAGCTTCTACTGTTTGATTTCTATCAGCCATCATAGATCCAGACTCATCTACAACTAAATGAGCATATAGTTTACCAGTGTTCTTTTTAATTAATTTTGCCATTATTTTTTCCTTATTCAAAAAATGTTTCTAGTGTGTTTTGTTTTTCATTCCAATTATCATGAGACTTATTCAAATTACTTTGAAATAAGTAATCTGTCTCGATGAATTCACGATTACCATCAATCACATTCTTTATTTCTGTTGCCATATCCTTTGATGTTTTATAATGAACATTTTGGCAAATGTGATTAACCGATTTAGTTGGATTTAATAGCTCAAAATCAGCTGGTAAACCCATAATAGTCATTGCTTCTCTATATGTTATATAGCGATCTTCATATGGATGAGTCAGAACATTTGGATAATGCCCAACAAAAGCTCCAATATAATCTTTTGGTATAATAGTTCCCCTTCTCATAATATTACCGCCGGCTGCTAATTTATGAAATTTTCTATTACATTTTGGAACTTCTCTATCATATCCATTTTTAGCCATCCATTCTCCAACAACATCATATGTATAACCGGCTCTTTCGATTAAAGACTCTATATCATTTCCTCTAACATTCTTTGTTTCAAGAACATCAAAAAACTCACGATGAGTTATGCCACCATGTATTTCTTCTAACATATATCTATAATATGGATCATCTTTTGATGGTGTTTTAGAGTTGATTGGCTCCATCTGAAAATTGCTAGTAACACCAGTAATAACATCTTCAATTTTATCATGGGGTCTATTAAAATATTGAAGCAGTGGTGTTTTTTCTCCAAATTCTTTTTTGTTCCAAAAGAAATAAAACGATCTTTTTCTGAATTGAGGAACACCATGTAATATATTTTTAGTTAAATATAAACTCATTCCATAACCATTCTTAAGAGAAATATCTCTTAATTTATCAAGCATGAATTTACCAATCTTCCCTGCTAGCGCTGGGGCATTCTCACCCCAGAACACTAGTGGCTTTACCTCGCCTAAAACATAATTAGCAGTCTTTTCCATCCATTGATTATTTTGATTATCTTCTCCAGCTTTATGATGATATTGACTTAGACCAGCGCATGGACATACTGAAGAAACAACATCAATTGGATAAGGAAAAGAGCCACCTTTATCAAGAAGATAATAAGGAACTTCATTATTATAATAATTTAATAAATGAGATTCATTTGCTTCAAATGGTGAATAACTTAAAATATACTCAGGTCTATTTCCCCACACTTCATCAGAAGCTAGAACTTCTCCTCCTATAAGTGGTATTATACTAGCGTGTTTCATACAAATAAATCCTCTAATGTAGATCTTTCAATTCCATTATATTCTAACCCCTGCCAATATGGATAATATTCTCTAGATATATGAACAGATTTTGGTTTTTCCATTACTTTAAAATCCATCTCTCCTTCTGCATTATAAAATTCAGGAGTTATCCATTCTTTAATTTTGATATCTGTTCCTTTAGTGCTAATACACAATCTCTCTTTAAAATATTTACGTGCGGTATCCCTGTTTTCCCACGAGCCATAATATGATGTCCCATTGTAATGGCCGCTTTTTGGGATATTTCGTCGTGTATTTTCAATAGGAAGTAATTCATAGATGGCTTTAGTTTCATATTTCATCTCACTTACTTGTTTTACATAACGATCTACTAAATTATTTACAGCAGCTTTCATATCATCAAATCTACATATATGATGTCTTATATCGATATTACCAAAATAAAATTCTACATGATTTATTCCAGGCTCAATAAAGGACTCAAGTCCCATTTCAAGGGCGCCATGGAGTGTTTTATAAGGAACTGAATTTATATTCCATCCTGGCCTATACATGCATATAGCATGGCTATCTCCAACAACTAACTTATCCCATGGACCTTTTGGTTTAATAACAATAGCTCTTTTTTGCATTTCTCTTAAATTGGCGACATCGACTTCAAGAAATTCTTTTATAATTCCTTCTTTGCCGTGCTTGTTTTCGAAATGGTTAAGCTTATTTTCAAGCATTGTAGCATAATCTGGCATATTATAATCAATGGAATAAACTTCTCCTTTAAACCATGATATATTTCTAATATTATATGCGTGTGGAAATTCTCTAACACCACCAAAGAAATTCAAATCAGTAGAATCAGCTTTACGGTCGTTTCCATGATACATGTATAATCTATCATATTTATTAAAGTCTTCGGTTTTGTTTTCTTCTTTAGCCTTCTCTCCTTGCACGCTAGGTCTTGAAAGACTAACTGTTATATCATCACAATGTCTACTTTGTTTAAGCAAGTCTGCATATATAACTCCTTGTGCAGCTCTATGACTTGCTAACTGAAACGATATTGGAATAAATGGAGCGGCAATAACTGATTTCATATCAAATCCTTATACAAAAAAACTATCTAATGTGGACCCACTCTTTTTTTCTTCTATTTGACTAGCAATATCAAAAAATGAATCAAAGGTTAATGGAAGCATTCTTTTTTCTTGAGCTTTTGGATTATCTTTAATTCCTAAAAAGCAATTAAATTGACAGAAGGTTATTTCAGTTCCAAATGTAGTTAATTTACCACCACGTTCTAAATTATTTTGAAACCAAAATAAGTCAGAATCTTTTAAATCAAAAAACTCATACTGATGTTTCTTAACAGACACAATAAATTTTTCCATTATAGAATTATTTGAAAACTTAACATCTGGAAAAACGAACTCAAGACCTCTTTTTGCTCCTGGACCAACTAAACAATAATCTTCATCTTCATCTATATGAGAAAGATCTATACTTCTAGAAAAATTACAGGGAGGATGATAAGAAAAATAAGGACCTATTCCACGATGCTGTAAAAGCCAATCACAGACATCTTTAAGTTTAGATTCTGGATTTTGAACCACATCACTCATTCCCTGTCGATCTAGTTCTTCTATCCATCTTATCATATGAGATAATTTAAATGGAGCTTCTTCATTTTGCTCTTGAATTCTAACAAAATTTCTTGATGCTGTTTGAAGACTTGTTTGGAGCTGAGTAGCTCCCCACACTTTAGTCTTAAAGCGATTTTCATCTAAATTTTTATTGATAAAATCATAATATTCTTCATGTTTAGAATATTCATCAAAATTTATAATATTTGAATAATCAGAAGAATCTGTAGCCACTAAAGTTAGTGTTGGCATCCCAACAAATTTAACAGCCATAGCATTTAAAATTTTGTTTTTCATAGAAGTTTCTTGATTAAAAACAAAATTTTCTAACCAAAAAACTTCAGCATGTTTAGATCTATTTGGATTCCAATATGAAACAGCTGGTCTCATAGCAGATCCAAATAAATCTGAAACATCATACTCTTCTAATCTATTTGATTCTCTTAGATATTCTCGTTTAAAGAAATCGATAACCCAATCTCTAAAATAAGAAAAATTATCAGCATTTTTAAAAGAATTTAATTCTGATAAGTTAAATGTATTCATATATTAAAATGGTACTTCATTAACATTATATGATAAATCATCATCTGTTTCAATATGTTCTCGATTTCCGATCATAACAACTTTACTTTTATTTGGCATAATTTTTCTAACTTCATCTGCCTGAATCGGATCATCTTCAAAATGATAAACGACACAAACACCAATCTCATATAAATGTTTAAGAGTTTTGGCTTTATGTTCTCCAGATGAAAGTCTACCATAGAGAACATCTGTTCTTGATAAAGGATTAAAGAATACAAAGTTATTTATACCTCTTCCTCGAAGCATACTGAGAGTTTCATCTTTTTGTTGATAAGATCTTCCGGTAACAATAATATCATCTGGGCCAGGTCTTAAACCTTCATGTTGAGCACCCATAAAAATAACTCCGTCTATATCATAACTATTTAATGTAATCATTATTCATAATCCGTTTGTGATGATTGAAAAGTATAATCTAAATTATCAGCTTTTGGATTGTTTAAAACCAACTGTTTTTTAGTAAGACTAGTAAGTTCTCTTCTTGCTAAAGCATCACACTCAAATTTAGCATCTTCTGTCTTGAGTTGAAGAGGCGGGGTTTTCTGAGTCCAAGCTGAAGGACCTCTTAAGTATCCAACGACTCCAAGTTCAGAAGCCACCTTACAAAATCTAATAGCAGATATTACAACTCCACCGGAATTTGGAGAATCTTGAACAGATAATCTAGCAGTCAATTCATATCTGGCCCCACCAAATCCATAAGCAATAATATCAAAATTGGCTATCTTATTATCAGTTCCAATATATTCTCCGCCAGGTTTTTGCATAACTGTTAATGATGGGCCTGCAAATAAAGTCATACCAGCAATAGATTCATCTCTTACAGAATTTTGACCCTTTAAAACATTTTCTTTTGAAATATGCTTATCATGAAGTCTATATTCTTTAGCCATATTAAGAAAATCGCAATTGGCTGTTCTACCAGTTCTTATTCCTTCTTGGCCCTGAGTTGAGCCAGAGGCCATATTAGTCTGAATATGTTGTGTAACCAACAGCCCAGAATCTAACATTGCTCCCTGAAGAACTTCTGATAATCTAGAAGCTCCCCAAGCCGATCTCATATCATTACCAACAATAGTTAATCCTTTGTCAATAAATTTTTGTTCAATTCTCTTTGTTGTCTTTGTATCAATAAGAGTTGGTATGCAATTTACAAAATGAACTCCAGCTTCTAAAGCTGCATCAACATAAAACTTAGTTGCCTTTTCAGATCCAACTGGAAGATAATTAACTAACACATCTACTTCATATTTTTTTAAAATATCTACAATATCATCATATGATTTTGCTGATTCAGCCCCAGTTCTAAAAGAAACTGCTTCTGGATATTCCAACATATGTGGTGCAATTCCATCTAATTCTGGGCCAGAATAAACCATTGCATTTTTAGATACACAAGTATCATCAATAGTTTCAACATGATCCATTGCGCAATTTGGTTTTGCTCTAAGAGCTACAGATAGATGTCTGTTTACTTTTCGCCTATCAACATCGAATCCAACTACAAATTGAAGATCATTAACAGTATAACCTCCAATGTCTGAATACATTAATCCAACTTTATCTTGTGGATTTTGTATATAGTATTGAACACCTTCTACTAGGGATTTAGCACAGTTTCCTGCGCCAATAATTCCAACTTTAATTTTTGACATATTGTTCTCCTTTATATCAGTTTTTTACGTGGCAATTTGTCTGGAGCAGAGTAGGCCACAAATATTACTCTTTAGTGTCTGCATATTTAATAATAATCACTTCAATATTTGATTCATTATATAATTTCTCAGATTTTAACCATTCTTCGTTCCAATGATCTGATTTATAAATATCTTCTTCTCTTATTACAACTGTATTTATGCCAGATTGAATAATAGACAAAGCACATTTTGAACATGTAGGAAGACCACACGAATAAAGCGTAGAATCTTTTAAAGAAACTCCAATCAAATTCGCATTATGCATTGCATTTAATTCAGCATGAATAGTCAATCCATATTTAACTTCTCTATTATTTAGTCTTTCCTCGGTATCATCAATTCCTCTTGGAAACCCATTATAACCAGTTGATAATATCTGGCCTGTTTCTGGAAACACTACTACAGCACCTACACAAGTAGACGGATCTTTACTCCATGTTGAAACAGACTTAGCAAGATTCATATATCTAATATGCCATTTTAAACTAGTGTACATACTTATCACCAACAAAAAATAAAAGTTTAGACGCGCTTAATATCGCTACTCCTGATATTTGAAAATACATAATTGATAAAGATAATGAATAGTGTATAAGCACATATTTTCCAATTGGAATTATTAAATAACCATTCAATAAAATAAGTAAAAGTATTACAATTATAACTTTAATCATTTCCCCACACTTTCTCATATTCTTCTTTTGTTATACTAGAAAGTCTAAGTTTATCCCAGGCTTCAACCATCCAAAAATGTTTTTCATAAATATGAAGAGAACCAACTTGCCAAATAATTTTATGAGAAGTGAGACGCAATGAAGTTGAAACCAAACCAGCTACATAATCCTGCCAAGCATAATCATTACGATAGCCAAACACCACATCATTGCTTCTCATTTGTACAATAACAACAAGCTCGTCATTTCTTATGAGATATTGAACAGTATTTGTACAAATAAAATCTGACATTCCATCTCTATTATAATCAGTATGCATAGTAGGTCTAGTATATATCATAATAGCTCTACGAGAATCTGGATTTAATCTTAATTCTTTTACTACATTCCAATACTGAGCACCATTATGATGAGTACAATTATTTGAATCAGACCAAACACACCAACCATAATTAGAATTAATTTCTCCAGATGGCGTAGAAACACTTTGCCAAATAGCTGGAACTTTTCCTTCTATATCATCAACATTGAGAGACATACTATTATACCAATTTAGCTCTCTTTTAATATACTCATGATTTAACGGTCCAAATATTAACGGCTCATTAGCTTCGAAAGAAGCTCCTTGAATTTCAAGAGTTTTAACGCTGGTTTTATCTATAACAAAATTTTCATTTGCTAATTCATCTGAAAATGAATTTCTAATATATTCTACATTCATGTTTTTTTCCTGTTCAGAAAATCTCTATCATCTTGCTGGCCTTCTATTTTACCACGAGAATAAGAGACAAAAAATGAAGCATAATTAATTAAGTCTTTAGCAGAATCTTCAAGAGATTCAAAATTTTGGCTATAAAAAGAATCGTGTTCCATTGCTTCCATCACAGATTTAATACGAAGCATTTTAGCATGCATTATTTCATATATTGTCTTACATCCAGTTGGATAGTAATCTGACTGAAGAATAGTTGATTTATCATTTTGATAATCAGCAGATTTTGCTCTCTGAGTTTCTATACACTCTCTTAATATTTCTATAGATTCTTTTTCTTGTACTAAATCAGGCGATTCTTTTTCTCCTGAATCTCTATCTTTTTGAAGCACTTTAATATACCTTCCATCTTTATCTCTAATAAAAGAAGCACTCAACAAATCTTCTTCGTTACAATAATTATTCTTTATATCATCTTTATACATTATAACACATCCTATACTTATTGTAAATTGTTTTCTATTCTTATTATTGTCTGCATGCGTAATAAATCAGCGGCAATATCATGTGTACATAAGTGTTTAACAAAACTATCTTTAAAGTCATCTGTTACAAAATCATCTCTTGTATTAGAATCTTCTCCAAATTTAGTCATGATCCAAGTTCTTATATCTCTTACTTGCCAATACTTAAGAATATTACTCACTGAATTATCTATAGTTGCTTTTGAAAGCATGACATCAAGAACAATTGGGTCATAACTATTACCACGGGTCCAACTATATTTAATTGGTTTATATTTTTTTAAGTATTCTTCAAAACTCGTAATGAATTCATTTAAATCAAGATCATCTGAAGATGGTGTTAACTGTTTTCTAGCATCTGACGGAAGACCTTTCCACCACTTTAATGAATCCTTATCTAGAATATAATTGTGATTTTTAATAATCTTTTCAAAATCTAGTTTTTCATAAAAACATTCACTCACAATTTCTTTAAATTGATATGGATCATTACTAACAAATCTATTTCTATCAAAACAAAATGCTGCCAAACAAACGGGTGCGGCAGTCATAGAATTATTTCCTACTGTTTCAAAATCATAAATTACATCCATTTTTATTGTTTCCAACTTGAGGTTGATAAATCATATAAAGCATTAATAATTTCTGGCTCATTATATGACATCACTTTTGTCATTTTAGAAAGTGGATACATTCTAGTTTCTTGACCTTTGTCATACCCAAATCCAGTTACTACATCATATTTTTTGTCTTCGGCATAATATACATTAATAACTTCATCTCTTGCAGCAGGATTATTAATAAAATAAAGTTCATCACAAGTATCTGCTTTATACCATTGAGATGTTTCTAATGGCATAGAATTATATTTTCTTATTACGGTTCTAAGTTTGCATTCAATTTTAAGTGGAACGCCAGCTTTTTCTGCTATAATATCTTTATGCATGTCATATTGATTATCACTATATGATATATTTAAATAAAAAGGAGAACTTTCAAGATAGTTTAAAACAAGTTCTTCTCCTATACTTCCGGCTTTTGTAATTTTTTCTTTTCTATCCATACTTAAATCCTTAATAATATTTTATCATTAAATTCTTTTCTTATTTTATCTCTTTTTTGTGGTACTTCTGTTTCTAAATTTACTAATTTCCAAGATACATCATAACCAATTACTTTTGGCATAAAAAATCCTGCTAAATTAGTTTTTTTATAGATAGAATGAGCATATAACAAACTTCCACAAATACATCTAACTTCACCTTGGCGAACTTCTTTTTTCTCAAAAGACTCTAATTGTGAAGAAAAATAATTCACAACCGAATACGTTATATCACCTTCTTTATAAAATACTGTTGTTGTCATTAATTTAATCCTTTGTTGGATACACACACTCATCAACACAATCATATCCATCACAGCCATCACACATTTCGCGTAAAAGACCATAATTACCAGTATGATCAGGAGCTACCCAATCATCTGGCTTCATAAGATCTGGAAGTCCGAGTGGATTAGGTCTTCCTTCTTTAATGCCAACAGTTTTTGACATATTAGCTCTTAACACCTCATCCCATGCTTTATAAGCATCTACAGTAAACGAATCTAAAGTTCCTATAGCAACCACACATATATCAACAAGGGCATCTACGACTTCTTCTGGATTGTCTTTATTATCTTCTAATTCGTTTAATTCTTCACGAATAAAATCTATACGAAACTGTAAAAAAGTATTAAGAGTTTCTTTATCCATTTGTTTTATAGTAGAATGAACATTATAATGTCTATGCATTTCATTAATATCTTTTACCCAATCTTCACTCATTTATTTCTCCTTAATAAGGTATCAAACAAAGAAAACTTACTAGAAGATTCATCATATTTTCTTTGGCTTTCCCATAATTGTTGTTGTAACATATGAATAGTATTTCTTGCATCAGCAAGAGATTCTCTTAATTGAGAATTTTCTTTTTTCAAAAGATTAAAAATTTGTTCGTCTTCTGGAGGATCAGTAATTGGCATTTAGTCAAGTCCAAGAATAGTTTTTATTATTCCTCTTTTCTTTGGAGCATTTAAAACTACAGAATTATAATTAGATATTGCATCTTTTGCTAATTTAAACTTTTCGTTCAATGATGTACAATAATCATCAGTACCTTCAATAAATTTAATATCATTATCATCTAACAAAATATCTAATTTATTAGAAATAGAATAATTAACAAGAGCAACAGAATTATCTAACGATTGCAATGTAGAATGTATGCTATAAAAAAAATTTGAAATAACAGGACTTGATGCTAAATCATAATCAGATTTAAGTATTTTTACTTCTAAATCATCAACAATGCTTGATATAACATTAGTGACAATTTTTAAATTATTTAAAATATGTGTTTTTTCATTTTGTTTTTTAATCACAATTTGCATAATATATTTCCTTTATTAAAACCAAAATGGTTGTTCTCGTTTAGTCCATACCATTTTAAATGATTCTTGTTTAGATCTATAATAATTTCTATATGTTGCTATAGTTTGACCTGGAACAACACAATCTGTTTTATCACCAACAGCTATAACATACGACTGCTGCTGTGATATAACAAATGGAATATTTTTTGGAAAATTAGATAATGGATCTAAATACTTTTCAAGAGCACGGTGCTTTTCATATCTAAAAGTATATTCTTTTATAAGAGATTTAAAATGATCAAATAGCCATTTATAGTTATCTTCACAGTCTCTAACCCAAATTGAGCATGGATGATTTACATGACATGGCTTCATTAAAACATTTTCTCTTTCATCAGAAAGAGACCAATAATCTATCATTCTTTTTCCAGATTTAGATTGGATTTTTGTTTTAACACCATCTAAAACACGATGAGCAGTAGAGAGCATTTGTGCTGACTCTACTGCCATTTTTAGGACATGTTTATCGCACTGATATTGTGCGGCTTTTTGTGGGGAATCATCAAGTATAAAAATATTCATTATGTAATAATAACATACTATAAAGCAAATGTCAATTATAAACTTCAACTATTATATAATAATCTTTATTCATATTCTTAACAAAAGCATTCACTTCATCTTTAGTTTTAAATATCGCTTTTTCAAAAGTAGCTTTATCAGATCCACTTAAAATCCAAATCCAACTATCTTCAAACTTTACTTTGATATTGTATGCCATCTATCTTTTACCACTATTGTCTGTTCATAATTCAAATAGCCAAGATGGCTTTTTATCCATTCAATTAAATCATTATCTATTGTTATGTGATTATCTTTAATCACTTTACTAAAAACTTTTTTAACTGATGGATCCATCGAACACTCCCTTATTTTAAACAATTAAAATAAAAATACTAATGGTGTTGCTTCAAGATTATGATTCTTTATAGACTTACTATCTGTATTTCTACAGCGCTCACCATTAGTATTTATTTGGAAGCCACGCAGGGAATCGAACCCTAAGCATCGGGATTGAAAGCCCTAGCCAACCCTGTTGTTAAGACGCGGCCTTAACTTGTCGCCAACTTGAAATAGCATTGGCATCAGTATTATGATATTCATTACCGCCATATTTAGAAACCATATCGGCAATTTTCTTATCGAGTCCATATTCCCATCCATGAGTTGATTGCTCAACCCTCAGATATGGCATTCCTTTTAAATAAGCCCTTGCTACATGAGTAGCTCTAGCTTCTTTTCGAACAACATTATCGCGATGGTTTTTAAGATTTTCAAACTGAGCAAAATGTTCATTATAATACTCATATCCAACACCAATTTTACGAAAATATTTCTTCTGCTTATTTTCTTCTTTTCTGATAATTTTTGTTTCTTCAGAAAGAGTTTTGAATTTAACTTTTAGTTCAATAGACATTTTTAATTCCTTTGTTAATATAAATTATTTGTTTGATTCGCTTGATTCATACAAAGAAAACGGGGGTGATCTAATTGGATATTCAGTTCATATCTATACTCTTTCTTAATTAATATTTACCAACATTAGTAGAAATTCTAGAATAATATTCATTAGTTTCTGTACTTCTTAATTCAGATTCTGTCACTGATCTTCCGCAATCAGGACATTTCCAACAATCTATAAATCCTATATCATCTTTATTGGCATATGGAGTAAACATTGGTCTAACTCCATCTTCAATTGAGGAATTTAAAGCAAACCCCTTTTTCATTTTAGTTCCACATTTATCACAACTAATCATAAAAATCTCTTTTATTATAAATTATCACTTCTAATTATATCTGATCGCCGCAAAGTCCACGTGCCAGAGATTATCTATCCGTTAAGACTTTATATGCTCATACTTTTTCTACTCTTGCATACCAAGCGTGATAATTTATATGGCTTTGGGTGGCTCACTTTCAGAACGACTTTCAGTCTTGCAAAACCTAATTATCTAACCATCTTCACAAAATTAGTGATATCCTATTATACTTGATCAAAATAAATTATTAGACGAACCCAAACTAAATTTATTGGAGTATTCTGTTGCTAGGCTACTCCAGGCCCCAGTACTCTAGTTTCTAATCCACAAAGGGATCAGGCAGCAAGAGCCAAAGGTGCAAAGTTATCGTTTGCGTTTAGTTTCTAGCCAGTCGGCCAACCAGTTAACTCCAGTTACTCATTACGCACCCAATCGATCCCAGTTCATCCCCATCAAAAGAAGTGCGACCTTTGTGCACCAAGTCTTTTCAAACACCAATAGAATATTCTAGCACTTCTTTTGGTGGAGATGGGCGGATTCGAACCGCCGTGTTAAGTGTTTTTTGTTTCCTTCAACGTCAACATATTATTTATATCACATTATTTGTTTGGTGTCAACACTTATTTAGTTATCTTTAATAATGTATCACCAATTAATTCTTTTTTTGAAAAAAATTGAACACTCCAATCATAATAAAATTCTCTTCCACGATAATCATGAATAAAGATCAATGGATTCTTTTTTGTAGATTTTATAAAAATTGTAGCTAATGTAGCAGCCCTAGCTATACCATCTACAAAAACAAATCAGAATCCCATATATCAAATTTAGGATTTATATAATGATCTAAACCGCAAGCCATTTCTTCGTTTGGAGTTGCAAATTTATAAAAATCAATATCAACATTTAATTTAAACATTGTATATGAATAGTTCTTTTTTGGTTGTTCTTTTAATTTTTTGCTAACAATAGAATACCATTCTGGATTATGCTCTATTGAATATAAAAATTGGGTGTCTTTAAGTTGTTTTAAAAACCATAAAGTAGACCCACCAGATCCCCATTCGACTATTTTAGCATTATCAGGAAGCGCTTTTAAAGAATTTTCTAAATAATCTAATTCATTGTTTCTCATCAATGGAATCAATGGCGTTTGTTTTTTATCAAGTAAATATGTATTAATTAAAATCCTTATTTATTTAAGGTCAATACTTTTTTCTTCAAATTGAGCTACAAAAGGTATAGTTTTAAGTTTTCCTTTTCTCATAACTTCAACCCAAAATACTTCATCTTTTTCTAACATAGAAAGATTAATCAATACATCAGTCATATTAAGTATTTTTCCGTTTGTAGCAGAAGAATATGATGATATAATTCTAACTAATCTATCACCTTTTTCAAGTCCATATATACTAGCAGGACTTTCTGGCATGATATTAAGAACATATAAATCACCATCTTCTTTTTCTTTAAGAGAAATACCAAGCTTAAACCAGTATACTGAGTTAAATTTTGTAAGTTGTCTAATTACTTTTTGAACAAAATCTCCAGTTAAAGAAAAACCATATGATCCTCCAGGTCTAGCCAGCATTCTTGAATTCATACCAATCACACGCCCATTATAATCTAGTAATGGACCGCCAGAATTACCCTGATAAATTTTAGCATCTACCTGAATAAAATACTGTGGTGTTTGATCAATTCGTCTATTTAAAGCAGATATAATTCCTCTAGATACAGAATATTCAAGACCCCATGGATGGCCAAAAGCCCAAATTCTTTGTCCTAATTTTAAATTTTCTGATGGAGAAAAAAATAGCTTTTTCCACTTTTCTTCATTTTTATATAAATTCCATTCATTAATAGCAACAATAGCTATATCACTTGAAATATCGCTTGCAATAACCTTTGCTTTATATTTTTTATTTGATTTACTATTTTTAACATAAATAAAAGTAGCACCATTAACAACATGCTCATTTGTAATTATAACATTATTATCAATGAAAAATCCAGTTCCTAATCCTCTGGCTTCTTTATCTCCCACAGTTTTTGTGGAATATACTACAACAACGCCATCAATAGTTTCTTCGACTATATTTTTAAGATTATCTGGTACAGAACAAGCAGAAATGCTTATGCTAATAAAAAATAGTACTAAATATTTGTATATGTGTTTCATACAAATATTTATATTATAGCTCACCTTCATCTAATACTTTTTGCAACCCATGCTCCCTATCTATGAATTTATATTCAATTTTTATAGGTGAAAAAATATGAAGATTTTCAAAAACAGTAGTAATATCTAGAGAACCGCATGTATATACATCTAATTGCATTATTCCAGGAGAAAACTCGTCCCAGACATGCATCGCAATATGAGAAGTTTCAATTATACAAACTCCAGTAAAGCCAGCATTTCCTTCAATATCAACATATCTAACATACGGTCCAGCCAAAAGTTTCATATCAATCTCTTCAACAAGATTTCTAAACCACTCTTCCATCAAAACTAAATCTGTTTTCTTTGGCGGTGATTCTATTTCGGCTCTAACAAGAAGATGTTTGTGTTGCAGCATTTTAAGTGTATCCTATTTGCTATATGGTTTATATATATAAGATGCAATATCCTGAATTATATATAAAACTACCATTTCGACAGGACCAAATGGAATACCCATAAGCCAAAGTATAAAATAACCACAAATCTGTGGCCAAATCATATCAGCTACAATATATTCTGTAACATTTTTTCTAGGAATTTCCCAACGAATCCATTTTATCATTCTGAAAATCCAATATTATCTCTATTAAGCCAATACTTTTCAATCAACTGAATAGCTTCATTAACATTTTCATCATTACCATCAAGCAATTCAGCATAAAAAGTAGCTAGTCTATCAAAATTATTTTCAAACTCACTGGCACGATATGAATTCTGAATAAAATCTACACCTGAAAATTGATCATTCATTTAATCTCTCCTTTGTATAAATAATATATCATAAACAAACCTAATTGTAAATGGCCAAAATGAAAAAATTTAAGCATTATTTAAAATCAATATCTAAAGGAACTCCTGTTCTAATCCAACAGGGCAAGCATTCTATTTCTAAAGGAACTCCTGTTCTAATCCAACAATATCCCAGTTTTTTGTAAGAACTGCTCCATGATACATTTTTCCTATATCATGCGCATTATCTTTACTAATATGCTCATATTCATATGGCTTTAAAGTTTTCACATCAGGATTCCATTCAGACGAAATAGAATGTTTTCCATTTATCTGTTTATACTCTGGCTTAAGAGTATGAATTCCCATGTGGTCATAAATCTTAGCAGTAAGAGATTCAACTTTAGCATGATCACCATTTTCATAATGTTTTATGTAATGTTTCTTTCCTGTTTCAGTATCAGTATGAATTCCACCCTCATTAGAACCAAATTGAGTGCCATGTTCTTTTTTCAATTCTTCACCTAAGAAATTTTTAAAGCTTTTCATCACATCTCCTTTAATTTTTTATTATTTATTAAACGTGAGATCTTACTTTTAATAATAATTGTTCATAAGATTCTTCTTTTAGATGAAAAAATAATCTAAGATTTATTGAATTTGCATATTTAATTTCTTCAGTAACTCCAACAGAATTTTCCCAACCTTCTTGTTCATGCACTAATATAGCAGTCGAAATAGAAAGCATATGCTCATCATATTCTTTCCAATATGCATGATCAGTCGGCATTTCATGTTGTGTTGCCAATTCATGACAATGAACTATAGGTGAAAAGCACCAAACTTTATTTCTTAAAAGAAACGCAGTAAGAGCTTCAACTGATCTATGTCTTTTTTCTCTAACAGCAAAAGACTTATCAGAATAAGGTGACGCAATATATATCATTTAAACTCCTAAAAACAAAACCAATAACCACATTTATTACTACAAACAACTCCTCCACCTATACCTGATATTAAATGACTATCACAATCAGGACACTTATTAACTTCACACCAAGTACAACTTACAACTAATTCATCTTTAAAACTTTTTCTTGGTTCGCCCCATGTATGACCCATCCTTCTACACTTCTCATTAGTATCTTTAGTAACCTCATATAAAAGATCAGTCCACATAAATTATATCTTTCTTAATATCAAAAAACAATTGAGCTTTCGATTCCGAAATTTGTAAATCACAGCCACATCCATGCCATTTAGTATCTGTCAATTCATCAATAAAAGATTCTTTGGTGTATTCTTTAAATCTTGGATTTAACCAAGTATCTATAATTTCGCTGTCTTGTTTAGAATGTGATTCAAAATGTGTATTAGCAGTAATCTTAAAAAAATCTTTTATTTGATCTACGTTATATTCATTTTCAATAAAATATTTTGATAGTTGTTTTATTTCTTTACGACCTTCTAAATTATAAACAAAGCCGCGAAAAATACCATTTTCTTTTGTTGAATCGTAACAATGATTCAAAAAAGCTTTTGTGTCAGCAACGTGATGAATAACTCCTGTTGCTATAACAAAATCATATTCATTGTATACATTCATAAAATCTGAATTTATATGTGTTATATTCAAAATTTTATTTTGTTTCGCTAATTTAATAGATTCATATATACTATTCTTTGAAACATCAACTGCAGTAATTCTAGCAAATGGGTGATGAATCCCAATAAGTGTTGGTTGAATAGTACCACAACCAACACTAGCTATACTTTTTCCTATAGTGGATTCAGCAGGTCCCATACATCCATCACTAAGTCTTTCTAAATATCCATTACAATATTCTAAATATTGTTTGATTTCTGGATATGTTTTATCATTATAAAATTCTTGTATACAATCCATAAGTTACCTATTATTTAACTTTTTTATAATATCTGGAATAACTGTATTGTCCATCTCTTCAACTGAAGTTTTAATAGTATTATAATCTACATTATATCTATTAAGAACTTCTTTCACTTCTATAATGGCCCATAAACTATTTTCCTTGTGTTAAATTCACATACAAATTATATAAATTATGAACTTTAATATTATTGGCTTTGGCTATTCTAATTCCAAGGCCAGTTCCACCAATATCTTTTCCATTCTTTGTAAAACAATATACCACAGATACTGGTGTTTGTAAATACTTTCCTAAAATAATCATCGAATTTCTTCCATGTAATTTTTTGGCATAATCACTACACCTATTCCAGGCCGGATGAAATTTAGAAGCATATTCTATAGCTTCTTCTGTAGCATCATTAGCTTTAAATATTTCTTTTAAATCATCAGCTCCTTCTTCAAAAGCAGTGTCTGCTCCTATTGCTCCACCAGATCTAAGAACATAGCCAGATGCTTTAAGTGTTATAGCTATATTTTTCATTTGAGATAATATAACTTCTGGCGTTTCTCTTGATCCTATTCCAGCATAAAAATGTTTCATTTTCTACCAATATCTAAAAAACCAATCCATAATACATATGTAGTGGCAAACAATGCTAACATACAAACAACAATTAGTAGTTTAGCTGCAAGAAGTGGCCACATAATAAAAGAAAACATAAAAAACCCTATAATACAAAAGGTTATTATTGTTAATATAAAAGCTGATATATCAAACCCATATTTCATAATTTACTCCAGTGTTTCACCTGTTTCAACATATTCTTTTTCATCAACCCACTTACCATCTTTTTTAAATTCAACTTTAGCAAATTTCATTTGGCGCAAAGCTTCTTCTTCAGCTTCCTTTAATTGGCCAGTTCTTTTAGCAATTTCTAATTTATGCCAAGCTTTAAATACAGAAGTTTCTATACACTTTGTAAAAGCATCAACTTTATTCTGGTGTTGTGATCGTGTTGCATCAGAATATCCAGCAGCACCGGACTCTTTATGTGTGCAATATACAGCAGAAGAGGTTTTATTTCTCTTCTGCCCACCCTTTCCTGTTCCTCTGGTAAACTTAAAAATAAAATCTTTTTCGGTTACACTAAATAAAAGTTCTTTACTCATATGCAGATCTTCTTATAAAATTATTAATAATATTAACAACCATATGTAATCTAGGAATAGATGTATTTTCATAAAGAACATTCTCCATATAGTGAATTCTAATGTTATAAAACCCTTCAAAATAATATTTTCTATGGATAATTCTATCTGTGTTTACTGTATTGTATTGACCTGTAATTATTTTTCTTTTAAAACTTCTCATGATCTAATAAATAATTTCCATCTTCTGGTGAACAGCCAAAATGTTCCCAATCACTAGGAAGAGCTTTTCTAATTGTTTCATAATCGTAATCGCCATCAACTTCTCCATAATAATCT